TATATCTTCTTCAGCTGTAAATAATACTCGCATACCATTAACAAGTTTTATACCGTCAATAGTATAACCTATCGATCCTTCAACTGTAGAAAATACGTCTTTGGTAAATGTGTCAACTAAATCTACATTAGTTTTACTTTGCGATCCAAACTGATAAAGTTTTAGCCCCGGATCAAATTCAATAATTGGTCTCGATGCTCTTGCAGTTTGATCAACTGATATTTCTTGGTTGTTGTACTTTGCTGATTTCTCAATTACATCTTTATGGAACCATCTGTTATGTCTAGCCCATGAACTTCTTTCTGGCGAAGCGCGGTTAATAACAATGTAGTCTTTAATATTTGTATAGCCACTAGCATTGTCAAACGGTAATCTATCAAAAGAGTTTGCATCAAACGGGATTGATAAATCAGTAACGTAACTACTTGTAACTTCTAAGTCAGTTTCGTTAACTAACTTAATCTTATCGCCCACGCCTTCAACGTACCATTCACCTTTAGCATATTTCGCAGGAGTAACTTTTCCAATAAATTCAATTTTCATGCCATTGGATAACGAAAGGCCATTTACAGTAGTGTAATTCTTTTTACCTAGTATTTCAAACGAAACGTCAAGCTCGGTATTTTCATCAATGTCTTTAATTTTAATTAAGCCACCGTTATTAATATCGTTGCTTGCAACGTAGTATAACAGCTCAGGTGCTCCTGCACCAACTGTGAATGTAATTGTTCCTTTTTCTACGGTTTGTGCCGATACACCATCATCATAATTAAATGTTGCATCTAATGTTTTCTTTGTTTTTATTGTAAAAGGAAAACCTTCTGAGTTTATTTCAAAAGTATAAGTTTGTCCTCTATACAAAGTTAAACTTGGTAATTGTGTTTGTCCATCTGGAGAAAATATATAAGCAAGGTTGTCTGCATTATTAAAAAGCTCAACCGTGTATGTACTTTGTACACCTCTTGATTGACCAGCAATACTTACAATCTGTGGACCACTTGGTAACCAATAATATTCACGGAAGTTAACAACTTTGTCTAAATCAATATTTGGGTTCCATGCATAGTATTCCTGTGCATTAACACTTGACTGATTTTGTGCGTTGCCGCCAAAGTTTTCAATTTGATTAACATAGTCAATATAGTCTTTTCTAAATGTGTAACTACCTAGCTCGTCTTTAATTAATAAAGAAGGTTCTAATTGATAATTTTCTCTGTCACTAGATATTTCGCCGATATAAGAATCATCTGCTACATATGCTTTAGATTCCTTTCTACCAACAAATCCGTTAAGTTTTTCTGCAACGCCAGGTTGCACCATTTGATCTAACGTGCTTTCTAAAAACTTTTGATTAGTTTGTGTTCTAAAATATTTAGGAAGTAATGCAACACTCTTTTGATCGTTTTTCCCATCACTTGGTAATGGAAACTCCTTCTGGTTATTATCGTATGCCATTAGTAACCTGAACCTCCGTTGCTTGAACTACTACTTGATACACTTACTACTGAGCTTACAGTATTATTTTTAACTTCGGTCACTATTGCTCCTGTTGCTTTTAGCTTTGAGGCTGTAACAGCTGATATAATTTCAACATCTGCTACTGTTGCGGCGTTGATGAATATTTCATCTGCTTCTGCTTTAATTTCAAACAGACTGCCGAACGCTGAATCCGCTTTATTAGGAACAATAACAACTGATGATATGTCAGGTGTTAATTCATTCATAATATATGTGCTTAGTTCTGAGAAGTAAAATGTTTCTCCAAAGTCCCAATTTTCAAGTGCAAAAAATCTGTTAACTGCTGAAATAACATTTGCCTTTACTTCGTTGTCATTAATAACTCTATTAACATTTTTTACTATTTTAAATGTTGCTTGTAAATCAGTGTTGGCTGTTGTGCCAAATAATGGTTTATATTTTACTGGATGATAAATTACATCATCACTAATTGATTTAATTTTGTTTATTTCGCTACCGTAATTTGTAAACAAACTGTCCGATGTTGGAGTTATTGGTTTAATAAGTATTGCACCAGTTAACCATTGTCTGTACAATGTATCGTATGATCTAGTTAGAACATAAACATCAATAATGTTACTGCTACTAGGATCTATTCTATTACTTTCATCAGCTGCATGTTCGTATTGGAAGATAATATTATCTCTACCTTTGTATGCTCTGTAGTCAACAGTAAGTACTAATGCTTCTGTAGTTGCATCGTACTGTTTAAATAAGTCAACATCAACAATGTAAAATAAAGTTTTATCAGTAAAGGAAGTTAAACCTAATGCTGTTATATCTGCTTCGGTTGCATAGATCTTTTTATCAGATGTTTTCCAACTTATATATTTGTAGTCGTCAATGCCGTCATAGTTTGTATACTTGTGTTGCATTACATACTGATCAGCTAATGCACTTGGTGACCCAACAAATTGTGTAAACATGTCTGGATCATCAACTACTCCGTCGTCATCTGAATCAAAGAATCCAATTTGTATTTTCTTGCTGTCAACATAACCTTCAGCATCTCTGTATTCTTGTAATATTTCCCAATCAAAAGGAACAGTAAATGGTTGTGTTGAACCAGGCTGTGTATTAATTGACATAATTCTTATCTTGTCTTTAATAATTTGACTAGTTGCTGGATTAAATACTTTATCACTACTATCAAAGTAAAATCTAATTTCTTTATCACTTTCAAAAACATATCGTTGACCGTGAGTAGTAATTGTATAAGTTTCACCGTCAGTAGTAAATAGTACTAACCAACTATTATCAAGTTGCTGATTACTTATGTCGCCTGTTTTACCCATGTCAAATGCTGAGTTCTTATCTAGGTTGCTTTCTGTAATCAAACGCCATAAGTTTTCACTAACACTATATCGTAATCCAAATGTCTTATACTGGAATATTTGATCAATAATTTGTGTTTGAATATCAGTGTCTAGTAGTGTTGCAAACTTAGGTATAATTCTTTCAATTCTAGGATATGCTGTTGTACCAGTCGGTGCAGCAGGAATTACATCATTAAACATAATCGGGCCACGTCCGTCAGCGTAGTTTGTTTTACCGTTGCCATTTACACCAGTTACTTTAGACCACATATACTTTGTAGCACCTGAGTGCAAAGTTACACCCGGAACGTCTAACATTAATGTATTGTCAGGCATAAAGTGGTATCCTGTTGGGGCAACAAACTTAACCATTGCTCCTGGTTGTATATATTTTAGTGTACTACCAGTAAATGTAGAAACCATATATTTTACATCTTGTAAATCTTGTAAGTAACCAGTAGATATATTTTGATCCTTGGTTACTTGTACAAATTGTGCATTTAAGTCTGTAACTGTTTGAGTTGGAAATTTAGTATAATAAAAATTTCTTAGTCTTGCAGCTTCAAGTAGTGGTTCAACTGTTGTACTAATAACGCCTTGAATATTGTTTCTTGTTGTAAATGTAAAATTAACTTTACTGTCCAAATACTGCGAATATATTGCTCCATCTTTTCCGTATAGGTTAGTGTTAGAGTATTTTCCAGTAGCATCTAATAAGTCAAAGTATCGTGAAATACCACTTGACGTTCTGTTAACTGCTTTTACTTTTACTATCTCTTGACTTACAGCTAATGGTGCAACATTGTAGTCTTCTCCAGTTATCATTCTATTTTGTGTATAGTATGTTGACGGAGCGTTTGACTTAATACTTTCGTTGCTTTCGCTTTCTGCTGAGTTGTCAATCGAGTACTTTAATTCGTATTCAATTGTTAAAACTTCTTGTGTTCCTATTTTGCTTATATACGGAATAGAGATGTTAATGTTTGTCATCTCATCCGGACTAATTACAAAACTTCTGTTATCACTAGTTCTATAGTACACTTTAAATTGACCTTTAGGAAGTGTACCAAATACACCGTCACTAAAGATTAAACTAATTCTGTCTTGCACCCTTGTTAATACGCTATACACATTTCTAATGTTTTTACTTAAACTGTTGTATACAATGTTATTGCCTTCAACTGAATTAACTTTTGTCCATAATTCTGTTTCGTTACCAGTGGCGTCTAATTTATACAGCCAAACATCACTGTTGTTAACATTAATAGCATCAAGGTTTACAGTTTGATTTGTACTAGGTGTACTAATTGCAAACGTTCCTTGATCTATTGCACCTTGTCTAAAGTGTGAAAAGAACCCTGTGTTGTTACTGCCTGCACCTTGACCGTCATCTTGGTATATAAATGCAAAGTTGTTTCCTGGTAGTGGAGCTTCTTCTGAAATAGCATTACTGTCAATGTTAGTTGATACTATTTCAAATAGTGTGCCTCTACCACTAATATTTTTTGAAAATCCAAAGTTTGGAACATCAGTATTAAGAGCATTAAATCTGTATTGCTCTGCACTAATACCGTTTACTTTTTCTTTTTTAACAGGACTTCCAACAACTCCGTTTGCAGGTAAGCCTGCATTCATTACTTTAATAAATTGCTCATACCAGTCTTGGTTTGAAACATCATTCCATACAATAGTTTGTCCAGATAAGTTGTTACCATTTGAATCTGTAATGTCTTCAGAAGTACTAATACTTTCCATTTTAAGAAGACCGTTAGCAGTTTGATTACGTTTAGCGTTGTACGATAGTAACCTAGCAAGGCGGATAACACTTTCTCTGCGTTCTGCTAGTTCTAAGAAGTTTTCTCTTGCATTTAAGTCTGTACGGAAAGCAAGGTTCTGCCCTAAGTACGCAATTAAGTCAATAAGTGCAAGGTATTCTGAACTTTCAATGTAATCGTTAAAGTCCTCAGGATAATTTTTCCTAAGGTAGTTAATCATTGTGCGTCTTAGATTGTCAAAGTCATAGCTCTGAAAGTCAGCATTTTTGAAAGACTGGTATACACGTTTCCAGTCCTCTGCAATTAGTAATCTGTTTTGTCTATCTGTGGATGACATTGGTATTCCTCGCTATAGTGTATTTATCGCAGCTAGATAAGTGCGTATATTATTTCTCTTAAGAAAGGCCATTATCTTCATCGAACTTAAACTGTAATTTTTCGGATATATTATAGGGCAAATATGTAAGCTCGCACTCTATTTGTAGACCGCTTTCGTACGGTACTACATCAATTGCTGATACCGATACCCTTGGGTCAAAGTTAATAATTTCTGTAACATTTTTTACTATTGCAGATTTTAAGTTTTCTGTAAGCGGTTCGAATATTACGTCCCAAATAATAGTGCCAAACTCTGGATTTTCTAACTTCTCGCCCTGGCGTATATGGAAATGATTAATAATATCTTGTTTAATAAGTGCAATATCGTATAGTGTGCTAGTAGTATTGTTTGGGTTAGCCGTAGATATACCTCTATAAGCTCTGCTTTCTACTACCGCGCGAGGCTTTTTAGATGTACTGATTTCTACAGTTTTATATAATGATTTTTCTTTTGTGCTCATGTGTATATTTACCCTTATTGTGCGTTGCTAGTATTATCGCTGTTCTTACCTGCTTCAATGTTTGTTCCTGCTGGTTCAGTAGTTAAAGATGCTAGAGGTGTAAGGTTTCCGCTAACTAATTTGCTATAAAATCCTTTAGCTATACCAATACGTCTGCTTGTTTCTGCTCCGCCTTGATTAGCATATCCAACAGCCTTTCTAAATGACTCACCTAGTGACGAGTAATTGTAATCTGTTGTACTAACGCCTTTACTTTTAATGTATGCTACCGCAATTTTTGTTGCGTAGATAGGGTCATTTACTAAGTCAGGATTTTCTACAATTTCCGGAGTTCCTGCCTTTGCACCATATGTTTCATAGTTTCCTTTAAATGTTAACTGTATTAATCCTCTACCACGATACTTGTATCCTTCATTTTGTGCGTTGCCGTATCTTTTACCATACAACGTATTACCAATTGCTGCTGGACCTGCGTTTGCAAGCTCTTGAGCAAATGCATCTGATTTAACACGACTTGGATAAACTTGGCGTAAACGTTTTGCACTATAATTTAAGTTTTCACTTCTTGGTTTAAACCCACACTCTGCTTGTGGTTGCGACATTGCCATTGCAAGATATTCTGCATTACCTGGTGTTACTCCATCAGGATTATTAGCTGCGTTTGCACTATTCAAACATGTAGCAGGATCAAGTCCAAGTGCTGTTATAAGCTCATTTAAGAAAAACTGTTGTAAGTCAGTAACAGGCACAGGCTTAGCTGGCTGATTTCCTGTCGGTCCTACTGTTCCTGGAGTAACTGTTTGGTTTCCGTCAACGTTTGCTGTTTTTCTATAGGTACTATCTACCGGTTGTTCATCTGCGCCGGAGTTAACTAAAGGTGTTGTTTCTCGTAATGTAGGACTTGGTGAAGTAATCGGTGCTGTCTTAGAAGGTGTAAAGACAAGCGGATCTAAACTTTCGTGCCCTAGCCACGGTTCGTGTTGTGGAACTCTAACAGGGAACGGTGCTGGTGTTGCGACCGATGCTGACGATGCAATGCCTGCTACTATTGCTGCTACTTCTGATGCAGCAGGACCATTCATGTGTATTTCTGTTGCTGTTTCAACATGGTTGCCGCCACTGAATATTTCAGTATTACCACCACTGATTATTTCAGTAGTGCCGCCAACTGCAGTCAAGTGGTTGTAGCCGCTACTATTAACATCTAAGTTTGCTTGCGAATCTTTTCTATCGCCTGTGGTATTAATATCAAGTGTTGCTTTGCTTGTTATAGCGTGTACACCTGTAACAAGTAAATCACCTGAACCACCTACAAATAACTTTTGGTCTGCACCAACAAATTGGTCTAAGTCTGCACCAACATCAATTTGACTGTTGACTCCTATCTTAACATCACTGTT